GGCTGCAGCAGTCTTAGCAAGGACTGCAAATGAAATACATCATCTAGGAGTGGCTTTTATACTGCTATTTCCCGCCCTAGGAACAAATGCTTGAGAATTAATTAAGCCTCAGAGGCCTCAGAGGCCTCTCTCTTTTTTTTCCAGAGGCCTCAGAGGCTAGGAGCCCCAAGCCTCTTACCTAGTTGTGAAAAAAAATGCTCACGTGGGCCACTTGTGGTTTTGTAGTGATTGAACTTTTATTGCTGCAGGGCTTCTTGGCACTTGACTCACATCCGGGAGGGGAGGAGGAGTCTCTGATAAACAATTTTTTTCTTTCCGATTGGGAGGGGTTTACTCGAAAGAGCTCATTTTTTTCTTTCAGTTTGGGAGGGAGCGCTGAGAGACTCCTAACACAACTTTTTTTTAACACAAAGGGAGGCGATCGAGGATTTTTTTCTCTTACAAAGGGAGGAGGAGCAGCTGAAAGTAAGTATGCTTGTTTTTTTTTCAGGATGGGGGGAATTCTCACTCTTCTGGCGAATATTGGTGAAATTGCTGCTGAACTGAGTGCCACCACAGGAATAACTTTGGAAAGTATTCTTACAGGGGAAGCCTTGGCTGCTTTAGAAGCTGAGGTCACCAGTTTAATGACAATTGAGGGAATTTCTGGTATAGAGGCTTTGGCTCAACTAGGTTTCACAGCAGAACAGTTTTCTAATTTCTCATTAGTGGCTTCTTTGGTTAACCAAGGTCTGACTTATGGCTTTGTTTTTCAAACTGTGAGTGGAATAAGTTCTTTAATTTCTGTAGGTGTAAGACTGGCTAGAGAACAGGTGTCTCTGGTTAATAGAGATGTTGTTTTTTCTGGCTCTAATGAAATATTAAGAAATGCTCTTTTATCATTTAGATTAAATCCTTTAAAGTGGGAGGAAAGTCTTTTACATTCAGTAGGGCAGGAAATATTTAATTCCTTATCACCAGCTGGTAAACAATTAGAAATTCAAAATAATGTAGTTAACATGATATTAAATAGTAGGTGGGTGGCTCAGTCATTCAGTGAAGATAAAGGACTGTCAGGCCAAACTCTGCTAATTCCTGAGCATACAGGGGGCACATTACAGCAGCAAACTCCAGATTGGCTCCTTCCTCTTGTACTAGGCCTTAGTGGATACGTCTCTCCTGAACTGCAAGTAATTGAAGATGGCTCCAAAAAGAAAAGCAACAACCTCCTGTAGACCACCTAAAAAGCAGTGTGTGCCCAAGCCTGGATGTTGCCCAAATATCTCTGCAGTTCCAAAACTGCTTGTAAAAGGAGGCATTGAAGTGCTGTCAGTTGTTTCTGGAGAAGACAGTGTGACCCAAATTGAATTATATTTAAATCCAAGAATGGGAGTGAATTCTCCAGATATACCTACCTATTCTGACTGGTATACCTACAGTTATGACATGCAACCTAAAGGATCTTCCCCTGATGACCCTAAAAAAGAAAATCTTCCTGCATATAGTGTAGCTAGAGTTCCTCTTCCTATGTTAAATGAAGACATAACCTGTGATACATTGCAAATGTGGGAGGCTGTTTCTGTAAAGACTGAAGTTGTTGGGATTAGTTCATTAGTAAATGTTCATTTTTGGGATATGAAAAGATCTCAGGATTATGGAGCAGGTATGCCTGTTGAAGGCCTCAATTATCACATGTTTGCAATTGGTGGAGAACCTCTGGATTTGCAAGGCCTAGTTTTGGACTATAAAACAGAATATCCTAAGCCTACAAATGGAGGCCCCATCACTATTGAAACTATACTGGGAAGAAAAATGACTCCTAAAAATCAAGGCCTAGACCCCGCAGCTAAAGCTAAGTTAGATAAAGATGGCAATTATCCTGTTGAAGTGTGGAGCCCAGACCCTGCTAAAAATGAAAACAGTAGATATTTTGGATCCCTGCAAACTGGGTCACAAACTCCAACAATGCTGCAATTCAGCAATACTTTAACTACAGTGCTGCTGGATGAAAATGGAGTAGGCCCATTATGCAAAGGAGATGGTCTATTTGTGAGCTGTGCTGACATAGTTGGTTTTTTATACAAAACCAGTGGAAAAATGGCTTTTCATGGCTTACCCAGATATTTTAATGTTACCCTGAGAAAAAGATGGGTTAAGAATCCATACCCAGTTGTTAACTTGATAAATTCTTTGTTCAGTAATCTAATGCCCCAAGTTTCAGGCCAACCTATGGAAGGAAAAGATAATCAGGTGGAAGAAGTGAGAATTTTTGAGGGAACTGAACCATTACCTGGAGATCCAGATATTGTTAGATATATAGACAAATTTGGTCAAAATAAAACCCTTTGGCCTAGTAATCCACCTGTGGCGCCTGCAGCTTCTTCAGCAACATTCCAGAGCAGCTCTCGAAGCAGCTCTCCAGGTACTAAGGAATCCTAAAGAGCCATTAAAATAAACAGTAAGAGAACACAATGCAAAATATGCAGAGAAGCATTCTTTATTGAGAAAAGTTGCCAGAATCAGGACACTCTTTATCTTCTTCTAAAATGTTAAACAGGGGGTCTTGCCCAGCCTCTACATTTTCAATCATTGTACAAAATTGACTATATGAAATTTCACTTTGTAATATTTGTTTCCACTGCTTAATGTCCTCCTGTAAGCAAGGCTTAAAAGTAGTATCTGGCAAGCACCAGATTAAGCAAAGAAATAAAGTAAGCCCACTTTGAAGAATTCTTCTCCTTCTGATTTCTTTATTCTGTTCCAAGGCTTCTCTCAGGTTTTCCTTTGAGGAAAAATTAAGAAAATAACTGAATCTTGCTGACAAGGTTTTTGGAAGAAAGTACTCATTAGAAGTTACAATGCAAGGAGGAAATACCTGATGCTTTTTATTCACATGTTTTTTTTCTAAGCTTACTGGTACAGCCCCATCAAGATGGTCTCTGAGATTATCAAGATTGTTAATACCTTGTCCTGGCTGCAGATCCTTATTTAAACAAGTTTGGCCTTTTACATCTTCAAAAACAACCATAAATCTATCTAAAGCACAGCCAAGTTCAAAGGGCAGCTTATCTGCAGGACAATTTACATTTAAGGCCTTGCCTTCTAGCAAATCAAGTAATGCAGCAGCAAAGCTTGTTTTTCCACTGTTGATAGGTCCTTTAAACCAAATGTTTCTATGTTTTGGCACATTTTCAGTTAATAATTCAATTATTTTTAATAACTTCTTTTCAAACTCATCAAATAAGCAACAATACCAGGCCACACCACCCATATAAAACAGTAAGTCAATAGAATCTAAATCTTTCAGCCTCTCTAAAAGTTTCTTAAATTTCTTACATAACATTTCTGATCTACTCATTTCCAGCATTTCTAACCTCTTTTTGGCCAGCATGGTGTCTGCGGCTTGCTGGCAAATACTTCTCTGAGACTTAGACTCATAGAACAGCTTAGCATTGCTATGGTGTTTCTCATGTGCCTTGTGTGGTTTGAGGCTAGATTTATTTTCACATTTAGGACAAGGAAATGGTTTTGCAAAGTCTAGATAATGTGCTAAGATTATAAGGCAATCCTCTAATTCATATTCACAAGCAAATTCAGCAACTAAATTCCAATTACAGCTACTTTCTTTCTCTTTTTCCTGAAATTCATAATTAAACAAAGGCTTATTTTCCTGCAGCAATTTATAAGGCTCTTTACAGAGTGCATTATATAATTCAGACATCTTATTCACACCTTTACATAATACAAAGCTTACTGTGCAAAAATTAGTGCAAAAGTTCTTAATTGCAGATACTCTATGCTTAGATAAGGTCATAACTAATAATATACATCCTAATTCACAAGCATGCCTACTTTTAAACTCTACTTTAAATCTCTCTATTTTCTCATACAATTCTACAGCTTTTTCAGTGGTAGTATATATAGCAAAGCAACTTACTGTTTTATTACTATAAATAGCATGGCTAAGATAATCAAGCAGATCAAAAGGGAAATCAGTAGGAACAGGAGTTTCTCGGTTCTTTTTTGGCTTTGGTGGAGTGCTGCTAAAACTTGCTGAACTAGCAGAACTGGCAGAGCTTCTGTACCCCCCGAATTTTCGCTTTCTGGAGAAGGGAGGGGGGGTCTTTGGTGAGGTGAATGAAGATCCTCTGCATTCCTCATCTGTAAATTGAGATGAGGAGGCCTCCTCGGCAGAGGAATGCGGGGGCTGCTGCGGCGACCCTCTGGAGCAGGGGGGCTCCTCGGGCTCCTCAGAGGAGGAAGGAGGCTCTGGTGAGGAGATGGACTCATCGCAGTAGAGATCATCCCAGGTGCTACTGCTCCTGGAAGAACTTCCAGGTACACTGGCTCCGCAGGGTGTGCTGGATTCTCTTCTGGAATCGGTGGTCTCGGCTGAAGTGGATGCGGTGGATTCTGCAGACTGTTCGGAAGATAAATTGGGTCCTCTGGACTGGGAGTCTGAAGTCTGGGACGATGAGAATGAGCCTGACCCATATCCAGAGGAAGAGCTCTGGCTGCAGGGAGGAGAGGTTCTGTCACTGGAGGTCCCCCCGGATGCGTTTGACGAGGGCTTTCTGGGTCTTCCACAGGTGTATGCCTTCCCAAAGCCATACCCTCCGGCAAAGAACCACTGCTTAAATTTTGCTGTGCCATATATAGGAGGCTCGTCAACCTGGGAAAGTACAGCAAATCAGTAACCTTTCTTTGATGTGTCCAAAAATTCCTTTACATAAGAGATACTTACAGAGGAAGGAAGTAGGGGTCTAGAACAGATGCAGATGCAGTAAAGAGTACTCAGTTTCTTCTAAAATCTTTTGCCACCAGTCAAAACTTTCCCAAGTAGGAGGGAAGCCAAACCAGACAAGATAACAATTGAAACAAAAGCACTCTCCCCAGACTAGACAATTTTTTTGCTTTAAGGTTTTTAGGCTGTGATGCTGTCTAGACAGCTTACAGCTAATACAAGCGCACTTAGATTCTCTAGGCTGCTTTAGCATACACCCAGGCCCTTTGCAAAAAGCAGCTTTATATCCACATTGCATGTAATCTTTCAAAGTACCAAAATCTTCCCATGGAAATTTTGTACTAACCTCATCATAGATTGAAAATTCACTCCTTAGCCTGTGGATATTTTGCTGTAATTTGCTCCAAAGGGTGTTTAATTCCATCATAATTACTGGATTTCCTCCTTTATCTGGGTGATGCTTTAAGCAGCTTTTTTTAAAAGCAGCCTTCATTAATGGTATATTTCCAAAGCAATGAGGAGGAATCTCTAGAAGATTGCAGAGGGTCTCCTTCTCTTTCCTGGATAAAACTGAATCCAT